GCAGAAGCCACGTTCTTTCTCTTGACCTCCTGCAACTTCGAATAATCCATTACTCTGTGGACGTTTCATTCAATTCTATTCTGTTATGAATTAGTGTAAACACCTTCATCACAATTCTCAATGCGTGACTGACATTCACTTACTACCTCTTTTAAAATCTCCGCACACTCTTTATTTGAGTAGTTTTGCAGCAATTCATCGATATGCTGCATTATATCATTTACTTCCATACGCTTTCTTTGCCATTTTATTGATTAACTTTATTGTCTTATCACTCAATTTGCCATTAGCGGTTGTAACGTGCTGAATGGACTTATGCAATTGGATTCTATTCATATCTAAATTGATTTGAACTATGCGGTAAACAAGAATCTACCGCATAGCAGATTTATTATTTATTTCTCGACGCTTCCAAAACAGGAAGGTTTGTTTCCGTTGGTATGTATATCACAGTTTTATCATTCAGATTGCTTTGTTGACGTACCCACAAATATTGGATATATGCAGGAGTAATACTTCCATTTTCAATTTTAATCGCTTCGGCAGCACCTTTGGCACGTTCGATTTCAGCTTGGGCATTCAGTTTTTCAGCTTCCAGATTAGCTTTAGCTTCTTCAATCTTTATTTTACGGTTTTGTTCTGCTTTAGCGAATTCAGCCTTTCCAGACATTTCTTGCTGCCAAACGTTATAATAAGGGATGGTAACAAAACATCCCACAAGAATTGCGACAAATACGATAGCCGCCAAAATTCCAAGTTTATTCATACTTTCTAATACTGGGTTTTATAAAGCCGCCCAAGGCTTATTAGTTTATTATTATTATATTTGCAAAAAACAAATATATGTCAACAATATATCGTAATAGAACAATCCGCCCTTCAAGTAGACTTGAAACATCTGTATCTTATAAAATCAATACAGAGAAAGTCACGACAAATGATACATTGGTTATTACCATTAACCATGAAAGTGAGAATTTTCATAAAGAATTTTCTTTTTCAGGAGAGAAGGTTGCAAACCGTTCCTCAATACACTTCAGATATATCAATGGAGAAATCATTTGGTCACCAGTTCAGCTTGATTAGATTCATATCTTTGCAGACTTAAATTATTCATCATCATAATCAGTATCAAAGATACGTGCAACCATATCGACGATATTTTCTTCAATATCCTCGGTAGAACCAGTTACAGCATTAGCAATGTTTTTCTTCTCTTGAATTATGCGATAGACCTTTTCGTCAATAGTGCGCCGGCCAAGGAAGTAGTAACAGGTAACAGAGTCTTTTTGCCCGATACGGTGTGCCCGGTCTTCGCACTGACAACAATCAGCATACGTCCAAGGGAATTCAACAAAAGCGACATTACTTGATGCAGTAAGCGTTAAACCAACTCCAGCCGCTTTTATCGAGCAAATGATTATATCCGCTTTTGGATTGTTCTGAAAGGCATCAACCGCTCTTTGCTTCTCATCCTGCGAATCTCTACCGGTAACAGATACAGCAGTGGGAAAGTAACGTTTCAGTTGATCTACAACTTCATGAAGCGAACAAAAGAGAATTATCTTCTTTCCATTCTCTCGGAAGTCTTTCACAAATTCAATAACATCGCGTACTTTTCCACGTGCGGAGATCTGCCGTAGAATATTGATACGTACCATGACTTCCCCTCGCAGAGCCTTTTCAATCTTTTCATCGTCGGCATCCTTATATTTCTGTAGATACATAATAAGATCACGCTCTGCATCCATATACTCCTTACGATTAGTAATTTCACATGTATTTACCTGGCGTATCTTATCTGGAAGATCTGTAAGGACGAGAGACTTTTCACGACGAAACATACAATATTTCCATAAATTGAAGTTCAATTCTTTCAAATTCGATGCTTCTCTTTGTCCGGAGCAGTACCGGTTAACAAATGGTTTGTAGCCACCGAAATCATCCATACGGTTTAGAATTGCCAGCTGTGGAATCAAATCTTTAGGCCGATTTACTACCGGTGTTCCTGTAAGCTCTATCACCCATTCTTTACCTGTACAAATACCCTTGCAAAACTTTGCCTGTTGAGTAGATGCAGACTTACAGCGATGGCTTTCATCAATGATAACAGACTTGAATAAATTGATTGAGTTTCTAAATTCCACATCGCGCAGCGTCCAGCCTTCGGCTTTCTTTATGCGTTGTACGAAGTATTTCTTTAGTGATTCATAGTTTACGATAAAGACTTGATGCATTCCTGTTTGATAAAAGAAGGTCCATGTATCACGTACTTTATCTGTGAGTACCATTGCTTTTTTATCCGTAAACTTCTCCCATTCCCGTTGCCAGTTGATTTTCAATGATGATGGGCAAATGACAAGACAGGGAAAAGCGTTCGCTAGATTGATGGTAGCAATACTTTGTAATGTCTTTCCGAGTCCTGGTTCATCGCAGTTCATGAAGCGCTTTAGCTCCAATCCCCGGGCAATACCTTTGAGTTGATAGGGATAAGGCTGAATTTTTAAGCTATGCGGAATTGTTAGATCTGGAAGTTCCGGAACATCATAAGCAATATCTTCCTCTTTCTTTGTAGTTCCGCTTACCCAATTTATATTTTCAAACTGCTGTATCTGATAAATCATTCTTTCAAGATCAACTCTACTCCGTGTAGGTACTATCCAAACTTTTCTAGCACCGTCAAAACGTCTTCCAGGAATCTGCCTGATCCGATCTACGATAGAAGGTTTATACTTGAAAGATAATTCAAAATTATCTCCTTTTAATTCGATATTCATGATTTAGAGTATTTTGTAGGGGGGGATTATCCCCCCTATAGTGATTGGTGTTATGCAGTTTCATCTAAAGGAACTGGAGCTTCTATTTGCTTCTTTCGCCCTCTTTTTTTAGGTTTATCTTCAATTATAACGGCTTCCTCCGGTTCGTCAGTATCAAAATCAAGACGTTCCTGTCTGACTCCCCATTTCTCTTCAAACAGATAACTCTCAACTTCTGCGTCACAAGCTGCCGCATCAATGCTCAATTCTTCATAGTAAGGATAGTCTGCATCAAGGAGAGGTACGAAGATTTTCAGATCAACAACCTTGCCGGACTGAAGTAATTTAGCTCCCATAATAGTAATTCCGGAAACACCATCGACACTATCGTTTGCATAGCCTGTTATGATGTAATTTTCAAGAATCTCTGAATAGCCAGGAGGCGTAAAACTATCCTTATTAATATTGGCAGCTTCCGGCTGTTCGCACAATACGACAAGATGTAATTTAAGACGATTAAATGTCTCTCTTAAGTCACTATGAATGATCTGATCGCAGTTCTTGCTAATTACATTCGTGTAGTTTGCTTCCGAAAAACGTTCATTGTACACTACATTCAAGCGGTCCTTTTTAATAATCGCTTTCTTGATTTCATTTTTTGCTTGTTCCATAATCTTCTTTAGTTGATAAAGTGATAATACTAAACGTTGATACAACTCCCATTACAGCAGCCGTAGTTATTTCTCTAGTTGTAGCATCTTCTCTTTGAGAGAAAGATAATGCCGTAAACAGACCGATAACGGATATTCCGATTGTGACTCTTCTTAGATTTTTCATGATAATTACTTTTTGTTGTTAAACATTCCGGACATTTGCATTTCTGCCTTAGCTTTACTTATTACAGTTACACACCACGATAATTGATGTGTTGCCGTCCGGTTGCAACGTTCGCACCAATCAACTAAGTATCTCTCTTCCAGACATAAAGAATTGACTAGAGCATTTATCGCTGTTGCTGTTGCTTTCGCACTTTTTGCCGTATCTACAAGCGTCTGCATGACCTCGGATTTCATTGCCTCATTGAGCCAATATTTTGAATCTGCGAGCAATTTGCCGGAACGAGCAACATATACAGCTAAGTCATTGCCGCGTTGTACAGCTTCTGTTACATCTTCGCTCATAGTTATATTAAGGAATGAATCTATATTGGTTAATTCAGCCAATATTTGTTCTTTTGATGTAATAAGTAAATTCATATTGTTTTATGGTAAAATATAATCAGACCATTAATTGCCACCACTTAAAAGCAAGGTCCTCGTATTTCTCTTTTCCTCTGATGTATGAAGGGTGTTTCCGGTCAGTGATAAAATGCTTGAAGATTCTACAATTCTTCTTGCTGATAGCATAAATAAAATCTTGTTGGCTACCGGCTATATCCATATACCATGCCCGGGAGCGGTCCCAGTCAAAGAAATCTATCGCTTCATCGAATTGTGCCTGAGATTCTGCGAAGGTCGTTTTTAAATCACCTCCAAAGTTGAAAGAAGACAACCACCAATCCCATTTACACCGTGTATCGAGATGATAAACAAAGTTCCCATAAAAGAACTCTTGTTGTTTATTAACCATAAACTTTTGTGTATCGGACTGTGCTAAAACGACAGCTAGAAATTGATCCTTTTCTGCTTCTTTCCGGAGAGCCTTACGCATTTCAAGCCCTAGTTCAAATTCGTCTTTCGTATACACGTAATCGTCTACCATTAACTTATCATATCTTACACGCTCGTTTTCTGTAATAAGAGCATCTACAAGAGTTCCAAACTTGAATGCCTTCTCTTTATCCCCGTATTGAGCACGGGGATAAAGATAGTTCTTAAGCTCTGTCAGATCTGAATTACTGACCTCCGGACGAGAGTAATATGAATCAGGATTTGACATGGCTATTTGGCTTTTACATCTGCTTCATATCGGATGTATTTTGATTCGATATGCTTTTGATCTTTACCGTTCGCCTGCTTCTCGCAATAAGTAATCATCTTTTTAAAGATTTTCTCCAGTTCTTCAACAGGCAACGTTTGACCTTCGTTTATCCACCACATCTGGAATATTTCTAAATATCCCTGCTGATGAAGTACAACAATCTTTTCTTTCACCTTGGCGTTAGTCGGTGGAGGAGCAATAGAAGCGGCAGCTTCCATAAAAAGACTACCAATAGAGCTTTGTTGTGCCTTCAGTGCAGCCTCTTGTTTTGCTGCTTCTTCCTCCTTTTTCAACTCTTCCATTCTTTTGGCTGCAGCTTCTTTTTCACGTTGTTTACGCAATTCTTCCGCTTTGGCAGCTTCCTCTGCATTAGCGAGACGAAGTTGTTCCAGTTCTGCAAGTTCCTTGCGTTTAGAGGGAACACGGTCGGTAAGGTCTTGCTTAACGCTTACAATCTTTGCCTTATACTGTTGAGCGTATTGCTCATATTTGCCCTCTAGAACCTCTCGGCGAATCTCCTTTTTTGTTTCTTGACTAATATAGTAAGTCGCAGAATCCGCACTAAACTTATCAAAATGAGATTTGGGATAATCGGTCTGAAAAACTGTGATTCCTATAACTTCACGATCGAAGTTTTCATAAGTCAAGTTGGAAAATATTCCCTGCAATTCAGAAACTTTACTTGAAAGATATTGGTTGAAATAAGAAAGAAGGCTATCCCCTATTATCTGTCGATAGTTTGCTTTCTCTGTTTCAATTCTAGCTCTCTGTTCCGCTTCTCTCTTTCTTTTCTGTTCTTCTTCGTATTTAAACTTGGCATACTCATTGCGCTTTATCACAAGCTTTCCGGGAATTGTTGAAGGATCCTTAGGATCAATTTGTTTTTCTTGGGAGGTGAAAAAGGAACGTATTCTATCAAATATCTGCGTAATAGGTTTACGACGTTCATCCATATTTTTGAGTGTATTATTTACCTTCCTCAAGTAGTCGGATGCAGCTTGATCTATCGTTTCATTCATACCTTCTCCTTCGATTGTATCAAGGAGAGTTTGACCAGCTTCATTGCATTTCTTGACAGAGTTAGTATTTCTTCCGATGATGTCCGGAAAGGATGAAAGGATGTTTTTTACCTCATCTATTTTGATTAATTCTGTTGCCATAATTGTTTTCTTAAATTGGTTAGTAAATACTTAGAAGCCTCCGTTTGCATCATCTTCAGACACTGTTACCTGTACAGGTTCCGGAGCATCTAATTGCTTTTCTTCTCCGAAAGGAGCATTAATGTCATCTACCGTTTGAACAGGTTCATTAATTTTTTCTTCATCTACTAGCCCGTAATCAATAACAGGTTCTTCCTGTTGTGTCTCCATAGATGTATAATTGCCTGTTCGTACTTTGGGGTATGCATCGAAAGCGTGTTTAATCATTTTGTTTTCAAGGAATCCTGTATCAATATGTCCACCGTTGGAGGTATACAGAGAGTTTGCCGTTCCTTTGTTTTGCTTGGCTGAAAAAGTAGATAAACGTTTCCAATCTGATTCCATCATCCAAGAGTAATCAACTGACCCGTCATTACGTACAATACGTATAAACACGGCAACCGGCTTGTTTGACTTTCTAGGGAAAGCTCCTTCGTACTCTATAGATTTAGCACCATTTACTCCGATAATAGGGCGGAATTTGTCACCTTCAAATACTA